CGTCGGAGATGGTGGTAGGCCGCATCCTGGGCCTCATGGACGCCGTTACGATGATGGTGCTCGTTTACTGGTACGGCAGCAACAAAGACTCTGCCCGCAAGACTGAGATGCTGGCTAACTCAACACCGATGAAATAGGAACTATTATGGCCTCAGCTCTTACCTACACAGAATTGATAAACCAAATACCGGGTTACTGCGAGCGCCTAAATGACGCGGCGCTGGCCGCTCAGTTGCCAATGCTCATCATGCTGGCGGAAAACCGCATTGCTACAGACATGAAGCAGCAAGGCTTTCAATCCGTGGTGAGCGGTTCATTTACGGCAGGCTCAGTTGGAGCAGTGATTGCCAAGCCAGCATTCTGGCGCGAAACCATCAGTTTCAATTATAAAGATCCTGTTCTAGGCTGGAAGCCTATGAAGATAAGATCTTTGGAATATCTGAAGAACTTCTGGCCTCTACAGAGCCAAACTAGCGCCCCGCGCTTCTACGCAGACTACAACTTTCAGAATTTCCTGGTGGCGCCTTCGCCTGACTCCGCCTATAATTTTGAGCTTGCTTACTATGCACGTCTAGAACCTTTAGACACCACCAACGAAACCAACTGGTTGACTTTGAATGCTCCGCAGTGTCTGCTCTACGCGTGCATTCTAGAAGCTCAGCTCTGGCTGAAGAACACGGCAAAGGCTCAAGAATGGGAAGCCCACTACTCATCGTCGAAAGCCGGGCTTATGCAGGAAACTGCAGAACGCTTGGCTGATCGCTCAGAAGTTGTGACTAGAGGCTAAGATGTCAGATCCAATCTTCACACTTAAAAGCCAATCTGGTGTTCGCCGCGACGGCACAGAACTAGACTCACCGTTCTATGCTGACGTTGTATGGACAAGATTCCAGCGTGGGAAGCCGAGGAAGATCGGAGGCTACTCCCAGTTATCAGGCCAGCTGAATTCTCCCATCAGGTCAGTCTTTATTGATGCCCGCAACGGCCAGACAACAGCTCACTACTTTGGTAAGTGGGGTGTCCAACGTCAGCTTTTATCTGGTATTTCAGCCACTGGTCTTACAGACAGGACTCCGGTAGGCTTTGTAGCTAACGACAACTTCACATGGTCGCATAATGTGATGTACTCATCTACAGGAGGCTCCTATGCAGCGATGATCGCGGCAGCTACTCCTGACCTGTTAGACATGTCATCTGACTCGTCAGGGTCTGTCTATGCTGGTGATGTAGGAGGAATGGCGCCATTAACTCCCGTCAGTGACTCGTCTGGCCTGCTAACTGTGAGCGGCGGAGTTTGTGTCATGCAACCATTCTTGGTTGTGTACGGTAGCAATGGCTTGATCAGAAACAGCAACGCAAACGACTTCTCGGCATCTACTGGGTGGGCAACAGGAACCGGCTACGCGAATTCTGCAAACCCAGCAGGAACAAAGATTATTCATGGGGCTCCTATCAGAGGAGGTGGCCAAGCGCCCGCCGGATTATTTTGGTCGTTAGACTCACTGGTTCGAATGTCTTTTGTAGGCGGCACTAAGATATTCTCGTATGATACGCTGTCTCAGCCAACATCAATCATGGGCAAGAAGACTGTTGTCGAGCACGACGGCAGGTTTTTCTGGATAGGGACGGACCGCTTTCTGTTTTACAACGGCGTTGTGCAAGAGCTGCCCAACCAGATGAATTGCAATGACTTTTTTGACACCATGAACTACGCGCACCGTAATAAAGTGTGGGGTACAAAAGTTGGACGCTTCGGTGAGATATGGTGGTTCTACCCAAGAGGAACAGATACCGAGTGCGGAAATGCGGTCATCTTCAACTACGTTGAAAATACCTGGTACGAGGCGGTGGCAGCTCGAAGTGCTGGGCACACAGTTCAGCTTTATCCAAAACCAGTCTGGGCCGGTGACGAAGATGCTCAAGACACTACGTGCTTACCAATTGGGACCATCCTTGCTTCTTCTGCGCAGACATTAAGTGGCAGTGCTGTTCTCACGTTCACGAGCACTGTAGGTGTTGCCAACGGCATGAAGATCAGCGGAGACTCTGGAATCCCATCAACAGCCTCCGTTCTATCATTCACAGGAACCTCTGTGACAATGACAGCCTCTGCTACTGCCACCATAGCAGCAGGTACGGCTATAACGTTCACATCTATGACTACTGGCTTTGTCCCTGGCCAGCTAGCAACCGGAAGCACTTCTGGCTCTATCGGCACTGTGGTTAGAGCCTCAGAACTTTACCTGAATCTGATCAATGTAAGCGGCACGTTCACTGCTGCTGAGGTGGTCACCGGAACGGCCGGGGCCACTTGCATAACATTGGGCTCTAGTTTTGATCAGACTTTGGCCGGCGTGTACAGGCATGAAACCGGGTACGACAAGATTGTTGGCCAAACTGTGAGTGCCATACCCGCTAGCTTTACTAGCTGCAACTTTGGCCTGGCCGTAGGAGGCCCTTTTGACGACGCGCCACAAACCATGGACGTCATGACACGCATCACAAAAATAGAGCCGGACCTTGGTCAGTCAGGAGACCTGAGGATCGACGTTCTTGGAAAGAGTTACGCAGCCCAGGCTTACCAAACTCTGTCATCTGACGTAGTTCCTGAGGGCACCTCCTTCATTACTCCTAGGGTACAGGAGCGAATACTTCAGATTAAGGTAGCCTCCAACGAAATTGGCGGGTTCTTTGAGCTAGGCCAAACTATTGTGAAATTAGAGCCAGGAGATGAGCGTGGATCTGGTTAGCACAACACCGAATTTTGTGAGTTTGCCCACACCAGATGGGTTAAAATTCATGGAGTGGGCGCAAATTGCTGTAGAGCAGTTGGCCTCGTACGGCCTTCAGAACGCGCCTGAAGAGACAGGGTGGCAGACGTGGGCTGCCAGTTTCACAGACGGAACCATGCCAGGTTCGCCAGCACCGAGTCCGTTAGGATTTAGCAACTGGCAGGATTGGGCGCACGCCTTGTTAGGCACAATTTCTTGAGGTCAAATATGGCTGGAACATACATCTACAATGAAGCAACTGGTGGGTACGATTATGTGGACGACGGCTCTCCGAATACGTCTCCCGCCACACCGGCTGATGTGGGCACTCCAACGGTCACAGACACTGGCTCCACAACTTCGACTGATACGCCGACTTTTACTGACACATCATCTGCTACTGATCCAGCCGGTGCTTTAGCAGCCTACTACGCTCAGAACCCGCATTCTGCATCTGCTAATCAGCCAGGTGCTGCGGCCCAAGCTGCGAATGCAACTGGCGCTGCCAATAACGGAACCGAAGTCCCTGGTGTTGACGGTTCCACGCAAGCTGGGGTCTTCAGCAGGCTCATGCAAGGCATGGGGATCCAAGACAAGGCCGGCAACATTGACTACTCTGACCCCAAGGTCCTAGATAGAATCATGAAGGCCGTTGCCATCGGCGGTAACATCTTGACCACGCTGCAAGGTCCTCAGAACCGGAAAACAGCCTCCGAGCTTTCTTCCCAGTTCAAAAATCCGTATGATAAATTCTCGGCGCCTGCGCAAACAGCAGCAGACGCCTATTATGGTAGCGCTTATAAGCGCCATGACCAGCAGGCCGCTAGCACCATGGCGTCTCCGATTGTCGCAGGCAAGCGTTACGCTGAAGGTGGTGGTGTAGAACCTGCCGGTGACTTTGACAGTCGAGGCCCTTTGAGCCTTGTGCGCGGCGCAGATTCTGGGCAGGCAGACACGGTTAAAGCCCATCTGTCGCATGGGGAGTACGTGTTTGATGCAGACACTGTAGCAGCTCTTGGCGACGGTAACAACGAGGCCGGCGCAAACATTCTAGATAAGTGGCGCGAAGAACTTCGGCGCCAGAAGCGGTCAGCACCAATCGATAAAATCCCACCTAAGGCAAAAGCACCTTCTCACTACCTTGGAAAGGTGAAATAACATGGCAGCTGGACCACTTGATTACCTCTTCGGAGGTCAACAGCCATCTGGCGTTGACACATCTGCGGCCTCTACAAATGGGCTGCCCACTTGGTACCAACAGTACCTATCAGGAATTGCAGGAAAAGCCACTCAAATTGCTGGCGACCAAGCAAGCATGCCAGTCCCGGCACAGTCAGTCGCAGGGTTTAATGCTGACCAGACGCAAGCTTTCCAAGCCGTCCGTGATAACCAAGGCTCTTGGATGCCTAATATCACCGCGGCTTCACAGACAGCAGCTGGCATCAATGGTAGAGCATCTGGGTTGGTTGACCAAGCAATTGGCGCCGTTGCCGGACCTTCGAGAGACACGTCTGGACAGGCTACTGTCTATGGTACCGACGCAATCAGCTCTGTTGCAGGACCAGCTGGAATGTGGGATAACGCTCAGGCTCAAAAATATATGAGCCCTTACACGACTCAGGTCATAGACAACATCCAACGGCTCGGAAAAAGAAACTTGACGGAGAATCTCCTTCCGCAAGTTCAAGATCAGTTTCTTGGGTCTGGCCAGTTTGGGTCTACACGCAATGCTGACATTCTTGGCCGCACTGTTCGAGATGCAAACACTGACATCAACGGCCAAGTGACGAATGCGCTTAACGGTGGGTACACAAATGCCCAGACGGCGTTCACAGCAGACGCTAACCGCCAGCAACAGCAGCAATCTCTGCAGGCCAGCACAGAGCTAGGCGCTGGAAATATGGTGGCCGGAGCTCTTTCTGCAGACGCGACAAGGCAGCAACAGCAGCAGCAAATGCAAGGCAGCGCAGCTCTCCAAGGAGCCGGTGCAGTGACCTCAGCAGGAACAGCCGGTGCACAACAGCTTGGAGCCCTTGGAACAGCAACACAGCAGCTGAACTTGAATGATACTCAGCAGCTTGGCGCAATTGGTGCTCAAGAGCAAGGTCTTCAACAGCAAGGCTTGGATGCCGCGTACACAAATGCAACCAATACAAATAACTTTGATTGGAACACCCTCAACAATCTTAACTCAGTGGTCCGCGGCCTTCAGTTGCCGTCTACATCAGCCCAGGCAGTCAACTCTCCGGCTTCTACGGCATCACCCTATAGTGGCTCGGCATTGTCTGGCGTTGGCGCTCTGTCTACTACGCTCGGTAAAACATAAGGATTCACTATGGCAGACGAAAGCGGAGCACTCAACTCAAACTACGACGGCCAGGACCTCGCTCCAGCAGGCGGGCGAGACATTGCTCGTGGCCTAGCTTATGGAGCTAGCGGCAGCAACCAGATGTTCCAAGGTGCTCTTTCTGCCCTCGTAGATCCAGAGCGTAGTGCTCAGACTGAGCGCCAAGCATTCTGGGCTGGCATGACAGGTCCTCAAACTGGCGGAATGTCCGGCGTCAGCAATGCCATGTCTGCTCAAGTAGCGGCCCGTGATGCACAGGACAAACTGCGGGCTGCTTACATTCCAATGATCATGCAAACCATGACGCAGCAAAGAGCCAATGATCTAGGATACGCAAAGTTTGCTCAAGATCGGGCTGAGAAGGTCACACCATTGATCAACTCATCGCTCTATGGAATGCAGGGTGGGGATACGCCTCCTGACCTGGCAACTGCCCATAAGCGTATCGATGAAACAGGAGCCATGTTCGGCATGGGCCCTCAAGAGTTGTTGCCACATCATATTGCCCTTCACCACGGCGCTGGCTCCGATGGCAAAAATATTTCCAGCTACTTACAGCAGCTTCGGACGGCCGCTGCCCCAGCTGCTGAGGGCATCACCAAGTTTGGTACCAATGCGGCTGGCCAGACGACCACTCAGAATCCGGTTAAGGGCACTGTGGGGCTTCCGGCTACCGCCACTGCTGAAGATGGCGCTGTTAATCCTACGAAGACTGGCGTCGAAATAGACAAGCAGTACCGCCAAGACCCTGGCAAGTACACAGAGGATCTTACCGGAACGATGGGCGCCTATAACGACATCCTACAGCGCGGAAATGCTATTCAGTCTTCCCTGAACAGCTTCTCTCCTGGTAAATACTCTAACACGGTTTCTGGTTTGGCCGCAGCCACCAAAGACTTGCAGAAGATGTTCCCCAATGCGACGACATCAACTCTCAACAACTACGTAACAAGTTTGATGGGGTCTAAGGGTGACGGCACAGATGCAAACCCAGTAGCAGCTGCCCAGTTTGCTGAGAGTTTGAAAACTCAAGAAACCCTGGCTCAGCTCAAAGCATCACTTGATGGGGCCGGCCGGATCGGACAGCAAGAATTCCGCTCGCTGAATGCGGCCATGCTTGGCGTTTCTTCTGACCCAGCCGCGTTCAGTAAGTTCATGGACTTCACCCGCGGCCGCGCGGCCAACGTTGCAAACAAGTTGAAGTCGTGGGGCGAATTTGCAAAGGCCAAGGGCAATGACGTATCTGTCCCAGCCTTTGAAATCCCGTGGTCAGTCAATGAGGCTACGCAGCTGATTGGCAGCAAAGAGCAACCTCCAAAGGCTGGCCAACTGGAGCCTCCTGCAAATGTTCAGCGCCCGGCTGTGGCGTCTCCTACACAAGCATCTCCTTTGCCTAATCAGCCAGGATCGCCTGTCATGCAGACTCCTCAGCGCCCAGCAGCACCTCAGCAAGCCTCAGCACCTGCCCCAGTTCAACGGGCTCCCATAGACTTGCGTAACTACGAGCCAGGGACAAAAGTAGGTCCTACGGGCATCCCTTACGTCTTAGACCACGGTGTTCCACGGCCAGCTCGTAGCCGCCAGGTCTCTGGACAAGTTCAGTAAAGGTAGACCATGGACCGCCTACGCTTAGAAGATCTAGACCCCTCAGACCGGTCCAAACTTCCTTACAACCATCCGATGCTGGATGAGTATGCAACACGCCGAGCAATCCAGCTGGGTCTTGATCCTAAACTTGCATTGGCCATTAAGAATGCTGGTGAAAAGTCTGGATCTAAGTCTGTGAGCTCTGCAAATGCCCGCGGAGTAATGCAGACCATCCCAGCAACCGGGGCCTCCATGGGTGTCAAGGACCCAACTGACCCTGTGCAATCCATTGACGGTGGCACTAAGTATCTTGCCCAACTGGCCGCTCAATTGAAGACCAATGACCCAAAGGTGCTTGCTGCTGCCTATCATGCAGGACCCTCTTCGCGCCCGGCTTCTGGTGACATGACAGGATCCCCAAAGACCGAAGCCTATGTGGACCGGGTTACTAGACATGTTGCAGACAACACGCCGTCTGAGACCGCACATCCAGAAGCTCCTCAACTGCCGCCAGGTATTAGCTACAATGACTTGACTCCTGATGACAAGGTCACCTACAACAAAGCGCGGTACAAAGCAGATCCTAAATCTGACCCAACGTACGGCAACAGTTTCGGCCAGAATGCTCTGATTGGAGCTGGTAAGTTCTTCTCTGATACTGGGTCCGGCATCCGCCAGCTTGCAGCCATCCCAGCCAACGCGGTGTCACAGGCCTTGAATGGCAAGGACATCATGACTGCCGACTACGAGGGCGAGCAAGAGCGCAAAGTCAATGAGGCCGCCCTCATGGACACATGGGGAGGCAACATTGGTTATGGGGGAGCGGCAGCCGCCTCACTTGCTTTGCCAGGAGGTGTTGTTGCTAAGGGTGCCAATGCGCTTCTAAAACCAGCTATTGCAGCCATTAACAACCCTGTCGTCAGGGCAGCGGCCGCTAGGTATGCACCGATAGCTGCAACTGGCGGTGCTCTTTCTACGTTGACTCCAACGACGGCCCCTGGTGAGCGCGCGACCAATGCAGCTGTTGGTGCTGTCTTAGGTCCTGTTGCAGACAAAGGCGGAGAGCTTATCGGTCGTGCTACCCGCCCAGCCATTCAGTGGCTGGGTGACCACGCAAATCTAGGCCCGATTCTCCGTAAGAGCTTCAATGCCACTGCGACACCGAGTGAGCAGCAGGTAGTTGCCCGGGCCGCAATGCACGACGTTCCTGTTTATCCTCAGCAGCTAGACACTCCTGGAATGGCCATTGGATCTAATCAGTCTGCTGACCAGGCGTCTGCGCTGACTAGGGCAATGAACTCAACACATGGTTCTGCATCTGATGATATTCACGGGGCTCTTTCTGACAGTCGAGCCCGGCTCAGTGACGTGTATGATGGTATCCTTGGAAACAAGGTCATCCGTCTCAATACTCCGTCAGGTCCGCCTCCTGCAAATGGTATAGGCACAAACGGCCCCCAGCCCCCAAACAATTTCAGTCAGCGGTTGATGGACATCCGTGATTCTTACCTGCGTTCTAAGCCGATGAGTGCACCGGACTCAGGACTTCTCGGTGATATTGACGCGGCTCTTGCACACTCAAACAACAGTGGAACTCTGACTGGGCGCCAGTACCAGAACTACTTACGCGACTATTCATCTGCAGGTTCCAGAGCCCGTAAGACTTCCATCGTGAATAACGTGCAGACTGGTGCCCCTGACCACGAAGCGGCTGACGCCTACGGCCAAATGATAGATGCTTTGCACGATCAAGCATCGACTGCAATTCCGCCTTGGCAGCAAGACCTGTTTCGCGAGACCAACCGTCAGTTCCGCAATATGAAGACACTGGAAGGTCTGGCACCAGCTGATCTGACGTCTGACTTCAATCCAACTACGGTGGCTAGGAAACTTCAGCGGACCCCTGGACTTCAGTTCGATGCTGGTGATCCTACGCTCCAAGACCTCGCCCAGTTTGGAGCCACCTTCATGGGTATTGACGCGAATCAAGGAAAACAAAGTCTGTGGAAACAGGGCAAACAGTTTGCCAAGACGGCAGCTCCATACATTGCCACAGGTCTTGGTGAAGGCGCCATTATTGCATCAGGCACCGGCCACTCATCTGAAGATGACGGACCTGTCACCAAAGTAGCCAAGGCCTCAGTCCTGCCTCTTGCGGCTCTTGCTGCTCTTGCTGCCACAAAGGGTTCTATGAACAAGCGAGTCACTTTGAACCAGCTGAACGAACCTCGCGGTGCCCTTGCCGACTGGGCCCGTTTGGTTCAGCCAGCACCTTCTATGGAGGCTTTGCTTCGGGCTCATGCACCGATGGACGATACTCCGCAGCTTGACCAGGTGGACGCGCCATGAGTGGCATTGCAGCTTTAGAGCATCTTGTAGGTCCTCTGTCTGAGATGTACGCTCGTCTGGGCAAGGCCTGGACACCTGAGATGCAAGCGGTTCAGTCGAAGGTAGGGAAGTTCTTCCAGGGTCTTGCTGAGGATCCTGCCTATGCAGCAACCAGCCGAGATATACCTAAAGGAGACGACAGAGGCATGGCTCGAGTCTTGGCCAGGAAATACGGCATAGATCCAGACCACCTTCACACAGAGGACGGCATGCTGACCCACAGGCCGTCAGGTGCCAGTATCAGCCCCATTGGTGACACTCCACTGACACTGGCAGCAGCTCTCAGGAACGCACCAGAGTTTAGGCAAGCCACCTTGATGGATAGGATCAAGTTTGCTAAGGATGCTGGGATGAGCCCATCTGGCGACTTCAATGCTATAGACATGATGGGAGCCAAGGAAGGTTCTGGTATGGCCAAGACCTTGTATCCTTTGTTCACTGACTGGCTTCTGGCCCATCCTGGATCTGCCGCCCTGAACCTTGGTCTGTCTAACAGTAATGTCCAGAAAAAGGCTCTATACCAAGCCATGGCTGCTGAGAAGTATGGAGACCGCGGTAGAAACCTCATGCAAATGGCACCAGAACAATTGGATGCCGCGTGGGGTAAATTCCACAATGAGCGCCCATTCCAGAAGTCTGATACGCCGACCCAAATCGGCGCATTGAACATGGCCATTGGGAATAACACGACTGCTAAGATCCATGAACTCATGCGCCTGTCTGATGAGGAGCTCCGGTCTGCTGAGATGGGAAACTCTGACATTCTTACTGGCGACGACAAGTTCAACCGCTTTGACCAATCTTACGAGGCCGCCAAGCGCTTAGGTCTTGGCAAGCAGTTTGTCCCATCATCCAATACAGACTTTGCCCGGGTAGGAGACGCCATCGGTGATTTGTCCCAACAGCTTGGGGTTGCCAGACCAGTAGGTTATGACACGCTACGGAGGTCCGGCATTACCAATGACATCCTTCAAAACCCAGACATAGACCCCAGAGACTTTCAAGGATCTGAGTTGATCAAGGGCTTGGCAAAGGCGAAAGGTGGGCGCGTGGAGGCTCCCCGTAAACCCTTCGGGCCATTGACACAGTGCGGTTGTGCAAAGAGATAGTCTTGAGTCCGTTGTAGCCACCAGCTAGGTTGAACACGATTGGGATGTTCTTTTCCCTACATAGTTTGAAAACCATGGCATCTCGGCGATCCCATTGGTCATCAGTCAAATACCCAGAGTAGTATGGGTCGTCAATATGGGAGTCGGCCCCTGCCTGGTAGATGACAAGATCCCACTCGTCATGCCCAAAGGCTGTGGTAATGTTAAGAATGCAAGCGACATAACTTCCGGCAACCGATGCTTTGTCCAGAGCGCAATTCTCTAACCAATCTAATCGGAGAGTGTCAATAAGATTATCAGTGCCATCACCCCAATGTCCGTCACCGTCAATGATGAGCACCTTTGCATTTGGTCGAAGACCACGCACAGCTTTTGCTGCCAAAACGAGCCCGTTGAACGTACAGTAGCCACCGCCATAATCGTATCCAGCATGGTGAAATCCTGAGACTGGTGCAAAGACCGTGGTTGCTGGGTTTTTGAGGGCCATCAAAGCAGCTTCGTGCATGATAGCGCATGAAAGCACCGAGTGCATGTTCTCAGTATGAGCAGACAGGCCAGAAGATCCGTAGCCGTTGACATCATCGCCACTCAGGACGTTTTTGACGTAAGACTTGTCGTGGATGGCCTCTAGCTGAAGCTCAGTCTCTTCATAGATTGGCTCAGAAGAAGGGTCCAAGGTGATGATCGTGTCTGTAGCCATGTTGGCAGCTGTGGAAAACACGTCCATACCCTTGGACAAGTTAGGAGCACCTTCAACGCGGTGCGGCGGCTTAAATATGATCATGCATTGATTATAACCTAATCCCTGCATTTGTAACCGTGTATTTAAAGTTTAACTTAGTCCACTCACGATCAGATGACTCCCAGAGTTCCTTCGATGCTGAGTGTGGGTAGTCCTCTAGGAAGACTATTCTCTGGCATGAAGTATTCAGGAGCAATTTTGTGCATGTCATGCACGGACTGGCAGTCACGTAGGCTGTGTGGATAGAGTAGACGTCTCGCGTTTGTAAAAGGGCATTTTGCTCAGCGTGTATGGCTTGGCACCCATCAAGGTTGGTACCGCTGGCCGCTTTGGCTCCAGAACAAGCGTGGGTGTGAACCTTGACAGTAGCGAGTTCCCAGTGCTCAGCACGCCTGAAACTTCCATCAGCCATCTCAAGACTTGGGTTAGGAACTTCTCCTGTCAGTTCATTGCAGTGCTTCTGACCAGAAGCAACCCCGTTGTACCCAGTGGCTAGCACATGACCGCGCTCATTGAGGAACACGGCTCCGACTTTACGCCGGAGACACGTGGCCCTTTCTGCCGTAAGGACGGCCATGGCCATGGCCCAAGAATCGCGATCAGGCCGCATTCTTATGCTCCCACCAACGGCACGCGTCACCCGCCTTTGTTTCACGAAGAACCTCGAGGGCTCGCATCAACGCCTCTTCTTCTTTGAAAAGAATTTCAGGAGTTGGATTCTGACGATCAACGTTTGGCATCTGAACCAGTGCCTCGGCCTGAGCCCATTGATCCTCATATAAGTGACTCGATGCGGCAGTCAAATAAAGAGTGCCAGGTGAAACATGAATATTCTTCTGAGAACTCAGACGGCAGCAGATCAAGTGGGCCAACATGCTGAAGTTGAAGACGTCATAAGGAAGTCCCAACCAAACGTCAGACGACCGCATGTAGACAGACAGGTTGAGGCGATCATTCCTGATGGACGCAAAGATGGCGATGGTGCATGGAACATCCTTCGTCTGAGGAGGTTTTTCTCGCCATATCATCAGACCAGCTTGACGAGTATCAGGGTCTTCGGCCAACTTGCGAATCACATAGTCCAACTGGTCAGAGATCTTCGGCCCGTAGGCTCCGAAGAAGGTGCTGCCATCGTCGCTGAAGTCGGCGATACGCTTGTTCCACGGTGAAATTCCGTCAACTCGGTTGTCACCGGACAGGATCCAGTAGGCCTCGGCTGCCATGAACTGGTAACTGAGCTTGCGCTCAGGGACCGTCAAGACTGGCAAGCGCATAGGAACTGTCACGGTATGCTGCGGTATTTCCAGAGTGCGCTTACCACGGGGCTCTACGTTAAGGCCTTGTGTAAGTATGGTGCCAACGGTGGTTAGCCACGAATGGTTCATCACTTGGTCCTTGGATCTGCCAGGAAAAAGCCGGCGTAGTTGATGATGTCCAAAGCTGTATCGTGCAGTCCTTCAAACGTGGAAGTACCGCCATCTTGCGCCTTGCGTGTAAGCGATACGAACCGCTCTGTCTTCGTATGAAGCATCTGTGCATAGCTGGTAGTCCCAAAGGGGAAGTACCCAGTGCGGTCAACAGTATGAGGATCCGTAGATTGCCCATGGTTGTAATCCTGGCTTTTCTTGATGCACAGCAGGGCAGCAGTAGCTAGGGCACCGGGATGGCCACCGCGCTTCTCAATGATCTTCAGAAGCAGCTCAGTGGGAACATCACTGGTCGGTTCTTGACGAGACACATTTTCAGGTTTGATTATCCGAGCCATTTAGTTCCCCATGTACGTAAACAGAATGGCTTCGGTCTTAGGACCTACCCATCCTGGAGGTTTTGCCACATCTATTTGGATGCCACGCTTGGTCTGGCCAATTACCTTAGCCATATTTGCACGTTGCACGTCCATCCAGAGTTCTTCCCATGGAAGGCCCATCTCGATGGCAGTACCTTTGACGACGTACACCAGGTCGATCAAAGAGTCTGCCATGAGGGCCATGTCGCGCGTAGCTGCGCCTTCTTTGAACTCATCAAGCTCTTCCTGCATGAAATTGATGCGCTCAATAAGCCGGGTAGGCGTAACCAAATCCTGAGTCGGGATGGAAGACATGGGCTGCTCAAACTTTTCGTAGAACGCCTTGACGTCTTCCATCTCATCATAGAAGAACTTACGCTTAATGAATGTAAGGGGGCTCATGGCTTGATGCAGACCCACAGGTTGTTCCGTGCATCGTCGGGGTAGAGTGGAGCAAAGAGGCAACTAATTGCATCATTGTCATAGTACGCCGAGAGAGCTTTTCGGACCTCAGCAATCGCAGACTTCCCGGCTCTGTCCGTTTCCGCCTTCCCGATATGCTTGATGTCCATGAAGGTGCCGTAGCGGGTTTCAACCCGGAAGCCAGCTTTTTCAGTTGCTTTCTGAAGTTCGGGGACTTCATATTCGTGGATGTGGTTGGCGGCATGGCGCACTCCATCATAACAAGGGGTTGACATGAGCATGATACCACCAGACTTCAGGGCGGAGAAACATGCTTTGAGCATTTTGGCGCCATGCTCGACCTTCATGTGTTCAATGACTTCAAAGTGAACAATGACGTCAAAGCCGCCGGCATTTTCGCCTTTGAGCAACTCCTTGTAACGTTCCACGAAGTTGAACTCGCCAATGAAGTTTAGGCGGCCTGCGGCAGATGGCTTGAGCTTGTTCAAGTCCACGCCAGTGTAGTGCAGCACGTGAGGAGCAGCGCCGCCAGTCAAGATCTTGCTCAGCGGTTTGTCTTCGCCGCAGCCAATCTCAAGGACTCGGTCTTTGACCGTAATGAAGCGGCGGGCAAAACTCCAGCGCCAGAAGTGGGCTGAGTAGTCCCGGCCCAGCGTTTTCCCGTGCCCGTTAGCATGGAGCTGGGTGGTGTCGTACTCACGGTCATCGCGATTCTTTTCTTTACGGTGTGCAGTAGCCATGGTGTTCTGGATCCTCAGCAAATTGTGTTGTAACAGGTTACTTGGCTGCTTTGACAGGCTTAGCTTCTGGCACGCCCTCGACGCCCTTTTTAATCATGTCCTTGCGGTACCATGCAACGTAGCTGGCCTTGTCGTCGGAAAGACCGTGAGCTGCCTGGACCTTTTCAAAGATCTTGGCGTCAGACAAATTTCCAGCCATGATCAGGTCACGGAACATCTGAGCGGCCGAGACGCCGGTTTTCTTTGCTGGCTTCTCAGCCTTTTCTGCGGCCACCTTAGCAACTTTTGCCGGCTTTTCAGCAGTGACCTTTTCGACTTTGGCAGTCGGCGCCTTCTTGGCAGTAGCCATTTCAATTTCCTTTTGTGTGAGTTTAGTAATACGGCCAAGAGCTTCCATGGCCTCCGCTGTCGCACCCACTGACATGGCATACTGCGCGTAGAGCGTAGCACACCGAGCCGGTGGGTAATCTTCAAGGTGTTTGTACACCTCGTCGAATGTCTTCCTTGGCATTGACTCGATTTGAAAACCGTTTTCAATGCTTAGGGGAATGAATTGTACCGTGCTTCCTGATCCGTCCAATGCTAAGCATGTACGGCGCTCCCGGTCTGCACAAACGGCGGGGAAGTGAATTGGCATTAAATGTTCCTCAGCATGATGATATGATTATTGTATCATAGTTATGATCGTTGGCGACGTGATTTTGAGAGTTTCTCAAGACCATCAAAAAGGTTTTGCTGCACCTTTTCCTTCGTGTGTAAACTATTCCATACTACTAGGTCTACTGTGTTATCACACAGAATGACATGCACGAAGACCTTTTTGCTCTTGTTGCCTTGGCGGAGAACACGCTTGATAAACTGCTCATAAATCTCTCCATCCCAAGTCAGCGTAAACCATGCTACATGGTAGCCAGCTTCTTGCAGGTTCAAACCATGGCTAAGTCCCTGTGGCTGCCCAAACAGGACCTCGATTTCACCTCTGTTCCACTTGTCTTCTAGCTTCTTGAAGTCCTTGGCTTGGTAGTCAGATGCAAAGACTGCGGTCGGAAAGGCTTTGCGTAGTCTCTCCATGTCGTGCTCAAACTCATAGGCCACTAGTAGTGGGCTCCCCTGCAATTCTTCTATCAGGTCTTCAAGGGCTTCTATCTTCACAGTATGAATCTCAGCCCAGTCGCGCTTGGTCTTTGGTGGCTTCAACAGCCCAGTCACTTCTGGCGTAAGGAATACCGCACCAGAGGCCATCTGCCTGCACTTCCCCATAGAGACACCTGCCGTCTTAGCAGTCACTTTGCCCGAGTCCATCTGGGCAACAAGGTTGTTCTCCATGTTGAGGTACTGCAGGAACGCCTTCTCAGGCATCTCTACTCTGATGATGTTTTCAATCAACTGAGGCATGTCTAGATAATCTTCTGCCGCCATCCGTAGGCACAGTGGGCTGATCTTTTCATAAATCTGGTCCTCGCCGCCTGGCTTGATGTCCCATCCAAATCCGTTCCACGCTGGTGTGAAGTAGGTTTTTTGATAGTGCATCACATACTGGCCTAGAGCATTTCCCTGGTCGAGCATATACATCTGGCCAAACAGCTGAAGCAGCCCGTTGGCCGCGGGCGACCCTGTCAAGCCCCAGCGTCGTTTGAACAGGTGAAGGACCTGCTTCATTGCCTTAAAGCGGTCTGAGCTGTGGTTTTTAAATTTTGTGAGTTCATCTATGACCAAAGTGTCAAAATCCAATTTTTTGAACTTTTTTACATCGGCCGTGACAGTGTTTTTTCCAGTCCTTATGGACTTCGTTTTGGTGACTCCTAGCAACCAGTCAAGGCCCTCAGGGTTTATTACGTAGATGTCGGCTTCAGACTTTAGAAGAGCTTCTTTATCAGGGCCGTGGAGTACCACCATCTTAAGGTCTTTGAAGTCAAGCCATTTGGTTGCTTCTCCAGGCCATGTACTGTGGGCTACGCGCAGAGGAGCAATAACCAAGATCTTAGAAGCTACCTTGGCTTTGATTAGCAACTTTATCGCGGCTAGCGTTATTGATGATTTCCCAAGGCCGGGCGACAGAAGCAAGCCCGCTGCTCCGTGCTCTAGCAGGAATTTAACAGCCTTCTTTTGATAAAGATGAGGTTTCCACGGCTTTGCCGATGGTTTGAAGAGCTCTATTTGCATTGGTGTGTGTTTCGACATGGTAACCCAATCGCTTTAGTTCTGCGTGGATCTCTACTTGCTTAGGTTCTGGCTCATAGCCTTCACGCTTGAACTCTATGAAGATGGGCTTGCCACCAGGAAACCAGACCACGCGATCTGGGTACCCGGTGTCGCCTATGATTTGAAGTTTGCTGACTTTAAGGCCCCAGCGCTTCCAGCATTCGCGGACAAACTTGGCTTCCTCGTCAACTTCTCTGTCTCTCACTTCAGCTTAAGCCCAGGGTTGAGCTGAATGATGGTGTTCAAATGCAGGGCCTGTGACTTTGCGTCATCAAGAGCATTGTGATAGGTGCCAACTCGCTCCAGCTTAGGAACGTGCTCAGCAACATTCTTCATGGTTCGGTAGCAGCGTCCATTGTACGGGAGCCACCCCTGCTTCATGCCAACTGCCTTGTAGGCAACTGCCAAGATGGGGTTATCAAAATCAGCGCCGTTACCCCAGACTTTGACGCCCGTGTCGCGCTTAATGAAAGCGTTGAACTCTGTCAAGACAGACTGCAGAGTACTTTGACCGTCGAGCTGGGCATCGCGCAAGACCTGGGTGGCCTCGATGCTTTGCTTGCTCCACCATGCAATGGTATCAGGATCTTCATGGAGACCGGCTTCTTCGCAGCTGCGACGGTGGATCACCTTGTAGAACTCGTCACCGAGGTCTTCGCCGTCAAAGAAGACGGCTCCGATGCTCAGAATTGAGCAGCCAGGAACTGTGCCTAGGGTTTCAAGATCTACGACTATGTGCTTCATACTAAATCCTTTGTTGTCCTTGCCCAAGTTTTGCGGTGTTTGATCGCACTGATTTGGGTGGGCGTAACACCAAATCGCTCCGCTAATCTCATCCCAACTTCGTTACTAAGAAAGATGTATTTGACCTGCTCTGCAGTTAGTTTATGCATTCCGCTTCTTTCGCCGTGCACTAAAACTCCGTCTCTGTCTTGGTCGGCAAGGTTCTGCTTTTGGGTTCCGTAAGACAGATTGCTTAGCTCATGTACCGTTTGCCCTCTAGGTCCATGCAATGTATAGCAACCTTCTGGAGGCTTCCCTACAAACGCCAAAAGTACTAGGCGGTGAATGTCAAAGTTCTTCCTGCGGCCAGTCTCATCAGTTAAAATACATCTAACATACCCGTTAGGCATTTGACAGCCTAGGTACTTCTGAGGCGTCGTTCTCAGCCCGCCATAGTTGTGTGGCAAGATTCTAGGTTTGGATCTCACCCTACCCAAGTCTGAGACTTCGTAAAAGTCCTCATACCCAGGTATAGGCCTCCAGTGCTCTAGAACTGACATAGCCCAGGCCCGCCTTTGGCTTTGCCAGACTGGCCATAGAAGCACCAATGGCACTTAGAGTTGGCTTTTGGTGCAAAGGTCTTGTCAACAAACATTGGCTTGACACGCTTTTCCCACAGCTTTTTCAGCTTAGGAATATCAGACCGGTCGTAGATGATGGGGTCACTTTCGGCGGGGTAGATAGTGCCTTGGTCTAAGTACACAAGACGTGGGCGAACCTCATTAATATGTGGATGTAGCAGCATAGCCGCAAGAGCATAAAGCTGAAGCTGCTCTAAGTATTCCTCGTGCATTTCTTCGCGAAAGCGGCCCGTTTTCCAATCGGACACAATCATCACGCCATCTTCTTCAGTGTGTGCAGCATCAAGTTTAATGCGACACCAACACTTGATCCAGTTGTTCCACTCGGTACGATCCCAGTTAACATCAAAGGCCCAATCATCTTCAACTACCATACCCGATGTTTTCTTTTTGTAGATCGCCTTAAGTTTTTTGAACTCAGGTTCAAAGAGTTTCAATTCTGCCGGAAGTTTTGTTACCAGCCCTTTGAGATATTGCTCTGCCATGGTATGAATATCAGCACCCCGTTGCATGGCGTCATTCTTGGGCTCGGGGATTTTCATAAGAGCCGAGTATTTAAATTTCGCAGGACACTGCTTATATGTGGAGTATCTAGAAAAACTCCAAGCGGTGACTTTCATTTTATTAGTTGCCATTGTGTTTCCTTAAGTAATCTATCGCTTTTTGAAGAACCTTTTCGCTATCATTTGCCAATCCAAGAACCATGTTGCATTTTTGGCAAAGGAGACCTCTGACCATTCTAGTTTTATGGTCGTGGTCAATATGAAGAATTTTATCCGAGATTATTTTGCAGATGGCGCACCTGCCCTTACTCTTTGCCTTCATCTTTTCGTATTCTTCCACTGTCAACCCATAGTATGCTTTGAGTTTGCTTCTCCTAGCAGCCGCGTTGTACTCAATCCTTTTTTCAGGAGTCAACGGGTTATTCTTACGCCATTCAATTACTTTGGCCCTAGCTTTTATCCGGACTTCCTCTGAGTTCTTAAAGACAGTTTTCTTTTCATAACCGCCTGGAGACGTTTTTCTATGCTCAGCGGCAGCGAGTCGTTTCTTCTCACGCTGACGAGGCAGAAGCTTGTACTCAGTTGCCATACAGCACCGCGCCTTTTTTGTCAAAATCAATCAAATCGGCCCATGATTTGTCAGACCACGAACCTTCACTTAGCATGGGGACGTCAAATTGAATCCCTTCCATAGCTACTCGAAGCTTCTCCATAGCTGGTTTGATCTTCTTCTTTGGCACTGAGCAGGTAATCTGGTCATGCACGTTAAAGAGCAAATACTCATCGGGAGCCTTTTTGCGCCACCACTCAATGACAGCTTGTTTGGTGCAGTCGGCCGCTGAGCCCTGGATCAAAGCGTTTGGCACTTTGTAGCTGAACTCCATCATGCGCCCGTTGACTAGCTTCTTAGGTTCGCAAAAGTATTCGCGGCCTCCCCACGTACGGACTGGCAGATTGGCAATGGACCGTGCCTTTGCATCCTTGTACATCTCTTTGAGCCCAGGATAAAGCGTCAAGACGGCCTTCTTTAAGTCACCAGCCTCTGCCACGGACATCTCGTTTTTCTCAGCGAGCTTGCCAACACCCATTCCGTAAATGAGCCCTAGGTTCACGCCTTTCACCTGTTTACGAGCATAGAACTTGCCCATTTTCTCAAGCTCGGCCTTTGCATAGTCATGCAAATCAATCCATGGATTCTCGATGTATTTGTCCATCAGGGCACCACCATCAAAGTGGGCCAGAATTCTGGGCTCTTGCTGGCTGTAATCTCGGTCAATCAACACGTGGTCGTCAAAGTACGGAATGACGTATCCACGGCACTGAGGCAAGTCTGGAATGCCTTTTAGTGGGCACTTAGGCTTCTTTGGGTCTTGATGCTGCCAAAGAGCATCGAAATCCTTGGGCATGTTCATGAACCAGGTGGCAGACAAGCGGCCAGTGCGGGCTCCGATTGCATTGGCACCTTCTGACGATTTGGTTTGGTTCCACTGGGTATAGATATATCCGTTAGAGACCTCGGCCATTTCAAGCCAAGGGCCCATAAAGGTACCGACGCAAGTTTTCAGACTTGCCCTGTACTTCAGCATAGACAGCAAAACTTTGTCGGTCACGCCAATCAGCAGGGCATCCTTGTTGGTCTGGAACTTCCCTGTTGGAGTCCGCGGCATGATGTCTTCATTGACCTTCTTAGAGGCTATCATGGCTGAAATCAGCTGCTCACCGGAATTCAGGTTGATGTCAGCATCTGCCTTGATGGCCTTTATGATCCACTCGTCAATCCGCTTTTGCCACTCAGTGTAGATCCCAACGTCGGCTCTGAGACGATCAAGATCGACCCGGATTCCGAGACGCTCAATCTCAAGCAGAATTCTTGAGAGCTCCCGTTCACGGTCATATGCGCCGAGCATTTCACGCTCAACGGTCTTAGGGTACAGGAGGTCGAAAATCTGCTCAGTTCTGTCTGTATCGCCTTCCGCATATTTCCCGACAAGGTCGCCAGGAGCAAAGGCGATATACTTTCCATAGTAGTGGTCTGAAGCCTTGGATCTTGAGATTTTGACATTTGGAATTGGTTGGTTGTTAATAAGCCAGTCGGCCACAACATCCTGTTCTTCAGGAGGCATGCCAAGAAGGCGGTTAGCAGACGGTTTCAGACCTAGCTCTGTCTGATTAGGATCATCCAGGAACAACAGAAACAACGTATCCTCGACCTTATCCCATGGAAGAGGTTTCATCCCCATATGGACTTCAGCAACGTCTACGTCGAACTTGCCGTTCTGGAAAAGCACTCCATCCTTGCAAGACCAAGCTTTCTCCAAGGCTGCTTTGGCTTCGCCCCACGAGCAGCTGTTTTTGGTGACATGGCCAAAAGCATAGTACTTAGACTTCTTTCCTGGGTACTTGATGGAAACACCAACAGGAGCAGGTGGATAGATTGGCCTGCTCATGATGCCCATCGTTTCAAAGTCCACGCACACGGGATGTGGAATTTTCATTTGGTAAGCTCTTCCCGTTCACGATGAGCACGAACCATGTTCAGACGCGAATGGATGCGCAGCAAGATGGTCCGGCTCTTACGGGGACCCTTCTGCTCGAGCTTTATCAGGCGTTGACACTCCGCCTCATCTGAGGTCATCAGGTGCTCATTGAGCCCTCGCCAGGTTTGTAATATGGGGTCTTTGTGGTTCATAGGTTCTCCTTTCAGAATCTTACTGACCAGACCAGGTCATCACTCCAGTCCTCGGTTTTGATGGTAACCTAAGCTCACTAGCTTGCCAGATCGATTCTGAAAAGACCCTGAGCCCGAAGATCCAGGGTGTAAAAAGGACCGGCGTGTAATCACTAGCCCGCGTCCTCCGGGGAGGGATCAGTACTTGCGCTTAGCCACAGGTTTGACAGGAGGTTTCACGGCACCCTTGCGAGAAACTGGGCCTCGGACTGGTTTTTCTTCGGCTTCACCGACCTTGTAAGGCGAATCAATAGTGCTCACAGCTTCTGGTTTCCGAGCCATGACAGCCGACATCAATTCATTGGGAACGTTTCCAAGGGCTTCGAAAGTCACGCGGAACTGGCTCTTGGCGTCTGGCACCACGGTGATCTTGGTGAACACACCGAGGGGAGGGCGCTTCAAAGAGGCGGCCAGGGTCTTGACATAGGCAGCATAGCCCTTGACAGAAGTGACAGGCAGCTTCAAGAAGCCCAGCTGGGCGTCGCGGTAAGCGTCCTCGTCTTCTTCAGGTTCAAAGGTTCCGTCCTTTGCAAAGCTGCCGGCTGGGATGAGGCCCATACGACGCACGTTGCGGCAGGCTTTGCCTTTGCCCTTGTCAGCAGTTCCGAACTCGTTCATGGGGCAGCCATGGCAGGTTTCGTTTTGCTCAGACCCTGCTTCAACGACATCAGCATGAGGTGCCATGTCTTTCTCTTCACGGCCAAAGGCGAAGCACAGAGGACCCTTGGGTTCATCAGGATCGAAGTCAGAGCCATAGTACACGTTTTCCAAAACGGAGTCAAGGATGATGACTGCCATCTCGTTGTTCTTCATGGGTGAATCATTCCAGGCGAGGATGCCGCCTTTGAGACTGAAGAAGTTGCCCGTTGCCGTGCTGGCTTCGGTTTGCGCTGCAGCAGCTGCCTGTTTGGCAAGCTCTTCGTCCCAATTAGCGACGGCGCGGGAGGTGCTCGCAGGAGCGGTTTTCTTGGTGACCATTTAAGGTTCCTTTGAAGTTGGTGGTTGGTTACGTAGTTCCAGGCTTTCCAGGATGTCAGCATCAGAACCGCTGATGCGCCGGAGTTAGAACTATACCTTGTTCAGACTCAGAGTAACGACTTGGAAGCGCTTCACACCAGGAACCTCCTTACCAGCCTCCCAGACTTCCTTGATGGCGGCCGGAGACAAGCGGTTCTGAATGAAGTCCCAGCGCTTAGACTTCACGATGTACTTGTGAAGAAGATCAGCATCTTCGATCTGTGGCTCGTCGCGAGTGACCACAGTAACACGGGCGATAGCGCCAGCAACACCAGAAGCTTCAGACTTGGGGAGCGTATCGATGATGTGAGCCTTGAGTGCCTTCTCTTCAGCTTCGACTTCATCAACAAGCTTCTGACCGGCAAGGCGCTTGGCCTTGAGTTCGTAGAGCATGTCAGCGCAAGCACCCATGGTCTTGGGGAACTTGTAACTAAGTTTAGTAGCAGTAGCCATTTTTCTTTAATCCTCAGCAGTTGAACATGGATTGATTATACCAAGCATTTATGATACTGTAAACACTTATTTATCATTCTTCTGCCGTGAACATTCAGAGTATGCGAGTTTCAGTTCTGCGAGTTCTTTGCGTAGCTGGTCGTTCTCATCTTTGAATGCGTCCAAGTCGTGCAGTATTTCCTGCATGTAGTTGACGTTCTCGGCTTTGTTAAGTCGCTCAATCTCTTGAGCCTGCGAGCGGAGCATTGCTGCTCCGTGCTTCACACCCGCATCAAACGCAGTCTCGCACCACGCATCGACATCAGCACCGTGGATATACTTTTTGTTGGCTTCAAACCATTCTTGCCAGTTCATGTTGACTCCATAAGTGCGCGGATAGCCTGGGCAAAATCGTTAGCATCACCGCCATCCCCCCACATTGATTCACACACCTTCGCAGCCTGCTCCAGCCCACGCAGGTACTCTGCGCGTCCGTAGTCACGCATCTGATCGGCGGTTTGTGTGGTCATTCTGAAATCTCCATAAGTGCGCGTTTAGCCTTCTCCATCCACCACAAAATGTCTCCACCATCTGCCTTTGATGATGCGAAGTACAACTGGCCCTCTGCATCTTCTCCAATGATTACTACAAACTCAGGCTTCGCTTCAATGGCAGCTAGTAGCACACGCTCTACATCCAGATCAAGCCTTGTGACAACTGGAAGCACAGTTACTTTGTCAACGAGTTTCATGTCTTTCCTCCCAATGCTGCACGGGCACGGCACGATAGGCACTGGCCGCATTCGTCGTCTTCAAGACAGTGGTGATCTGCTGCACTTTCAACAATGCTGCGCAACGCCGCGTTCTCTGCCTTCAGTGCGGCACGAATCTCATCTTCCTCTTGTGCCAGAGTAAGCATTTGCTGTTCGTAGGTTCGCAAGGAATTCCTGTGTGACTCCGACGCAGCATCAGCGGCATCGAGTGCAGCTATCAGGGCGGCTCGATGGTCATATTCGCGTGACCCGTAATTTTGCGCATAGTTGTCAGCAAGCG